TGCAGCAGCACGAATTACACGCTCACCTACGTTAACCTTTTCAAGTTCCATAGTGTTAGCTCTCATAGTCACACGGCGACCATCCTTGGCGAGTACAGTAGCATCCCATACGTAGTCAATAAAACGACGTGCCTGTTCAGGGCGTAGAATACCGCTACCTGCAGCTCCCGAAGGATTTACAGCGTTTGGACCATCAGTCACACCAGCAAGAGCAACAGGAATATTTCCGATTGCACCAGCAGTTGCGTAGTTACCTGGTACGTTTGTGCCATCCTCAGATCCTGATGCAAATGCACCCTGTCCTTGGTATAGACCTGGAGTAGTTCCTCCTAGCTGGCCTGATGTACCTGGTTGATTTTTAATAATTTCTTCCGACATATTGTTCACCTCCTAAGTGATTTTTTGTTATTTGAATAAATCGGCAGTTTTGAGGAAACGACCGCCCCATAGGGATTTCTCAACCTGTTCTGGTTGAGCTTCCTGTACGATCTCGCCTAGATCGCCAGACTTGCGGAAAGCGGTGTCAGCTTCGACAGCGTCTACTCTCTTTCCAAACTCGTTAAACACGTCTTTGGTAGCAGTTACCTCATTTTTTACTGCGTCAATCGACTTGCTTAGTTCTGCAATTAGTTCGGCTTGTGCCTGAACTACAGCAGTTAGATCGCTAAAGGCTTTTGTGACGACATCTTTGACTTCTGCAATTGCATCAATCTCTTTGGCTACGTCATCTGACTTAGATGTTGTCTTGATTTTGTCTTCTACCTCTTCAGTTTCGTCATCCTCTTCTTCATCATCTTCAGAAGTGGCTCCCATGTATCCTGGCTTGTCAGCCTTTTCTACACCTGAGTCTTCGGTAGCAGTTTCTACAACATCTGCCTCTGGAGCGACCTGTGTTTCTTCAACTGTAGTTTCTTCAGCAACAACTTCTGCTACTGCCTCAACTACTTCATTTGTTGTGTCAGTCATAGGACTTACCTCCTTGTTTATCTCAATTGTACTAATGCCTTTAGCACTATCAACTAAGAACTTTATCATATCTGTTTTTTCGTTATCGTTTTTCTCAACGAAACCTATGTTTTGCATTTGAGCACCGCTGGTTGGGCTGATGACGGTCTCTTCTTCTGAAAGCATTACGATTCCAGATTCTGCATCCCAGAACACATTCTCAATTTGTGTGTCTGCTAGATCTCCGCTAACGGTGTCTACTCCGTCTACCTTCTGAACAGAAAGGACGTTTGCAAACTGGTTTGCTGGGCTGTCAACTAGTGATAGTTCCATGAGATCGTATTCTTTAATAATACGTACGGTCTTGTCTAGATTAGCATCGTAGGCATCGTCATACTTCTTCATTCTACCGCCAATAGAAAAACCTGAAAGAGTTCCATCTAGAACCTTCTCCCAGGTGTCTTGTGCTCCCTTTGAAATATATGTTGAGACGTAAACTCCAGAATAGAACTTCTTTGTTTCTGGATCGAAGTATTTGTCTTCTTTAAATGAGACCATCTTGCCAACAGAGATTGGCTGGTGCATTTCACGGATGTTGCCACGGAACTTTGAGAAGGCCTTTAGAGATGCCTCTGTGGTGACAATGTCATTTTGACGATCTACGTTGTCAAGCGTGGCGAAACCAGAAACGATTCTTCGTTCCTTGTCAACCTTGCTGAACGGCATTGATAGGCGAACATCTTCACCCTCAACGTCCCAATGTGCTTTAGAGATAGTCATACTAGTTTAATTATAGAGCCTTTTTATAAAAATGTTAAGTTTTTGTAACAATTTTTATTGAGACGCTCTTCCTTCCCCTTGTGCATTTCTTCCTGAAACGGTTGCAGTACTGTCAGATGCATTGTTTGATCTTTCAGTGTCTCTTGCACGATTCCCTGCCAAATTAGCACGAGCATCTGTTGCCTGTCTTGGAGATAGGTCAAGGAACTCGTCGCCCTCTGGGTGTTGTGGAAGTCCAAGCTGCTCCCTGGCCTCATTCTTAGTGATAACCTGAGTCTTGACATATCTTTCGATAATCTGAGACTGAGCAATTTCGTCTGTCAGAGTTAGTTCGTTAAACTTAAACTCTAGAATGTCTGTCTTCTCACGAATAATTTTGTTTAGTGCCTTTTCTAGATTACGCTGGGCTGGTCTTGCTACCTGCTCCTTGAAGGTGCGATCTTGTGCAAGTGCAGCAGCGATAGCAGCAGAGTCGCCACCACCAATCTTAGATAGTGGAACTTGGTGAGCAACTAGAATATCGTCACGGTTACGGATGCGGTATTCGTTGAACGATGCTTCTTGAACACCATTCTCAACTGCTTCCATTTTAAACTCTACCTTGTTTGTGTCTGTGTCTCCTGGTAGTGGAATGTATAGTGTTCTGTGGTTTGATCCCTTTAGGCTTGTCTGCAAGAAGCGGAACATCTTGTCCTCTGCCTCTTCCGAAAGTTTTGCACCCTTAAGGGTAACGACATAGCGTGGAACACCCTTGTTGGTAAAGTAGTCGATGTTGTACTGTGATGCCATTGCATCTCCCTGTAGGGCACCGACAGCAGACAGGATGTCTGGAACGCCGTAGAATGAGTTTAGAGGCGAATACTCTTTGTAATGAATAATCTCGTTTGGTCTTGGGTCGTTAGTGATTGGGTTTGGGTTCTTTGCACCAAAGTTGCGGAAGTAAACAACCTTGTTTCCAATAATCTGCACAAAGCCATCACGTAGTCTGCGTACACGCATAGTGGTTGCTGGAATGTGACCTACATAGCCAATCTCGCCTGTAACTGTTCTACCGATTTCAAGGTATCCGTTTCCAGTTGCTTGAACATCTGTAAAGAACTTCATCATGGTGTGTGTGAATGAATCGTCATCGTTTAGTGACTCAATCCAGTCCTTCATCTCTACCTTGGCACGTTCAATACGCTTACGTGCCTTCTCTGTTGCAGTTTCATTTGTTGATGACTCAAGTGCCATGAGGGTTCTTTGGGTTGCGTGAAAGTCGTAGCCCAAGCCAACGGTGTTCTCTACCTTGGCATCAATCGCTGCGTGGTTAGCAAAAGACATGTCGTAATAGTTTGCAAGTTCGTATAGGTTCCATGGTGGAGTAATAACGTCAAACATTCCGTAGCCGTTGCGGTATACACGTCCTGGGTTAATCTCCTTAGAGCCTGCACCGCCAATACCAGATCTGGTGGCTAGAGCAGAATCTTGATATCCTCTAGACATTACGTCAACATTGTTGTAGCCCATAGACGTTTCTACGACTGGGTCGTTATTTGCTTTAGCAATTCTGTCTGACCTTCTCTTAAAATTCTTTTCTAGGCCACTTAGTGCCTTTAGGTCATCCCAAGACTTTCCAAATGGGTCTTGGTCTTTAAAAGCATTAGTCTGTTCTTCCGCATCTGGAAGGCCAATATCTCTAATGTAGTATTCTTCTGGCATTATTCTTCATCCCCATACATTGCAATAGTATCTTTCGCTGCCTGCACAGCACCTAGATCGTTGAGGTTTGGGATAAGGCCATTTGCCATTCTATCCACTTGTTCGCTATATTCTTCATCGGAAATTCTACCCATACCTGCGAAAAAGTATGGCTGTCCGTTTGGCTCTCCGTAATAGCTGGCAGCATCACGAAGTTTTTGTAACTGAATTTGATCATCCCTATGAGACGGAACGTTTAGGATGTTGCCGTCTTCATCCGTAAACCACTTACCGTTTTCTCGCTTCCAAACATAGATTCCCCAGTCGTACTGCTTATCAATTACAGTAACCTTAGATTCACCAATTTGACCAGGAACTCTAAATTTTTCTTCACTCATAACCACTATTATACCATATTAAACTGGAGTTATGGTATTTGATTTCCACGATATGTCACTATAGAAGTTATATTCGTAGTCTCTAAACGTTAATTGTGAGTCGTCTTCTACTATTTTCTTGTTTGTTCCTGTATATGCCTTGTAAAATTCTTCTGGATTAACGGTTGATAGGATAGCATCTGCAAGATTTAGCACATTTTGCCAGGTTCCGTCCTCAAACTCTGTCCAATAACTCCACATAACAACGCTTCCGTCTGGTTCTTTAACTTCCGCCCAGGATCTTTGTGCCGTTGTTATAACCTCTTGTGCACTTGTTAGTTGATAGTGTGACAAATTATTAATTAGGATATTTTTGCCAACCACTCTAAGTGAGCCAGAATATCCATTAAGGTTTAGTGGCTTTGTGAAAGATATGGCAAGAATATTCCACTCCCCAACATTAATTACTGGATCCTTAACTATCTTGCCATTTATGTAGTAAAGCATGTCATTGGCAACGACACCTGTTCTAGTATCAATTGCGTAGATCTTGGCTCTGCGTCCTAGCGAATCAATTGCCTGCGTGTAAAAGTTTAGAGTATGGTCTTTAGTTTCTAATTCAAAAAGTGGCTCGATTGGGGTTCCGCTAATTCCAGTAGTTGCAAAGGAGTCTTTATTTACTCTCATCGCAGTCTGCATTGCTGATACAGAGTATTTTGGTGCAGAGCTTTGGTTAATTGGGAATGAAAATCCTGTCTGTTGTCCATCTTCTGTATCCTTGAGCTCTATACCGCTGTGTTTTGTCAGGTACAGGTAGGGGGTGCTTCCCTTGTAGATTGTAAATGGGTTTCTTCCAGCATAGTCATAGTAGAGTCCTGACTTTGCATACGAGTAAATCTCTTTCCCTAGTTTTGTGTTTATAGGATTTGATGTAGCCACGCTTAGTGATTTAGGCGATAGTTGTATAGACTTAATCTTAATTGGGTTAGATAGGCTAGCAGAATTTTTCATTTCTAGTTGCAAGACAATGGCAAGGTCACGGAAGTTTACGTTTTGTGGCAAGTAGAGAATTGCATTGTCAACAACCTCGTATCTTGTTGACTGCCATGAGCTATCTGGAATTACAACATTAGAGTATCTTGGGCTTTTCTCTATCGTAAAGTTTGCAGGATTTTTGTTTGCTCCAGAAGATAGGTATTGAAATGATACATATAGCCTAACCTGTGACATTGATGTATCGTAGTC